AAGAAGAAAATAAAGATGAAGAAAAAGAGGATGATGACAAGATGTATATGAAAGGCGATGAATACAGCGATGTAATTACTTCTGAATACCTAAGTTGGATGGAAGGAACACTGAAGTCTGCTGGTGTTGATACAGATGCAGCAAGACTACACTTTGACAACTTGGAAAAGGCACAACTTGGTGGCTTTGACAATCCTGACGCAGTAGACGGTGCTGACTACTTTGGTGGTCAAGTCCGTGGCCGTGGACAGGAAGGTGGTTCACCTTCAACCGGTGCAATCAACGCAATCACAGCAAGCGGCGGTAAGACACCATCCGGTGCGCTTGGCCCTGCTAAATTATCTAAGGGTTACCTAAACCATGGAAATGTTTCTGACTCTGACATTGAGGCTGCATACGAAGTCTACAAGGCAGCAGCAACAGAGCAACACTTCCGCAATGACCTTGAGGGACACTTTGCAAACAGATTCAACCAAGAAGTTGAAATTGCAAAGGCAGAGCAAGAAAAAGCGGCATTCGATGCACGAGAGCCACTTGGACAAATTATGAAAACTCTTGAAACTCTTAACGAGCGAATAGACAACATCGGTAGCGGCGGAGTAGCAATACAGAAGTCTGCTGCATCTAACATCGAAGTACCTTCCACACAGGATTTGGCAAACATGGGTTGGGATGAAGTCCACGCCCTTGCTTCAAGAACTATGAGGGGAGAATAAATAGAATAAGGAGATGAAAATATGGCAAGAGATTATATCAGGAACATTCACGACATGGAACGCTACTACTACGGTGCTGGCAATGCTATGGGCTATTCCTACTCAGGTAGTGAATTGCTCAAGGCAGATGCGCCAATGCTGAGTACAACTGCGGGAACATACCAAGCGATTTATGGTCGCAAAGTATGGTCACAGTTAAACCAAGAGTTTAACGCATTCTCTATTCTACCAAAGCGACCTTGGGAACGCAGTGGTTGGAGAGTTATCACAGGCCGCCCATCGTTTACCGTTGGTGGCGGTGTAGCAGAAAACGCTACTCTACCGGACACAACCAAGCCTACTTTTGAACACATTGCAGCAAAACCAAAGACAATCGTCCACACATTCGATATGTCTGAAACTGCAATGTTCCTTGCTGACAAGGATGACGGACTTGGTGACATTCGTGCTATCATGAAAGAAGAAATGGGTAAGCACCACGCTGAACACATTAACAAGATGCTAACTACTGACAAAGCAACTGTTGCTGGAAATGACTTTGAGTCACTTGACAGAATCACCACAGGTGCTTCTGCTGGCTCTGCTGAAGACATTTACTCCATTGACCGAAGTGCTTCTTCTTGGTCATTAGCAGAACACAATGAGAACAGTGGTACTGACCGTGTTCTATCACTAGACCACCTTGACGACCTTTTCCAAAAGTGTTGGACTCGTGGTGGTAATCCAAAGGTTATCCTAACTGGATATGATACTTTGATGAGGCTACAACAACTTCTACAATCTCAGCAGAGGTTTATGGAAGAAAAGAGAGTCACACCTACCTACAACGGTGTTAAAGGTGTACCCGGTGTTGAAGCAGGATTTATCGTAGCAACCTACAACGGTGTACCAATTATCCCTTCCAAAGATGTACAGGCTGATACAATCAGCAGAATGTACTTCCTTGATACTGATTACCTATACTTTAGTACAGCAATTCCAACACAGTACTTTGAGTCCGGTATTGAAACTGGCGACCCATTCGCTATCAACCGCCTTGGACAAGAAGGAATGTACCGCACTATGGGAGAGTTATGGACTACTTTCTTCGGAGGACACGGCTCTATCCGTGACCTAAAGTGAGGCTGTTTGGAGATTAAATAAGGAGATGAAAAATTATGACAACAGAAACAAAAACACAAAAAGGATTAACAATATCTTTCGATGATGGAGATTTTACCTCAGGGACAGTTTCGGTTCTTTTAGACCTTGACTTGCGAACAGGTACTCCTGTAGACGAAACAGGTTGGCTTGATGGAAACGCAGGTGGCTCTTATCCGGGTACACTTACTGGATTCAACGCAGCAAACACTGATGGAAATGCAGTAGGCTCAATGAGATTAGTACAAATTGCATTTACATTGGCTGATGCGGCTGAACAAGTATTGGTTCTAAGTGCAGGTGCTTCAAAGATTATTGGTGTACTTGGTACTACCTTTGCAGTAGCCGACAAGACTCTATCTGCTACCTTTACTAACACAGGACTTATACCTGCTGCTAAGACAGGCGGCTCAGACCCATCAATCGTTCTTCACGGAGAAGCGGCTGGTGCTGGAACTGTAACATGCGTCTTGCTTAACTGAAGGTGATTAAGTGCCTACAGTAACCTATCTTGGGCCTTTTTATGAAAGGCGCAGAGCAGACACTATTGGACCTTGGTTAAGAGGCGAAATAGTAGAAGTTACCCAAGATTGGTTAAACGAGTGGCAACACACCCTACCCTCATCACGATTTTTAATAGAGCGTGATGAGGGGGGTGATTCCCTTGATGAAGATGACGATGGTATTCCTGACCCCGGTTGGAGTCGAAGAGATATTTTAAGATGGCTCGCAGACAACAATGTAGATATAGGGAGTGGATATGTCACTAAAACAAGGGCACTTGAATTCGTAGAAGGGCACTTAAACCCTACAATAGAAGGAGTAGAATAATATGGCAGTAACAATTGACAACAGACCGACATATTTCGGTGACAGAATGATTATAACAGGCAGTACCGATGGTGCAGAAGCCATTGATTTGAGTAGCCTTTTGGCTTCTATTGATGGTGCTATTGCTAACCCTATCGGTGGTGCTGCAACAGCAACTACAACCGGTATTAATGGTACTACACTCAATGTAGGTGCGGCTTGCACCTTTGTAGCAATTGGTCGTCGCTCTTGAGGTGACAACCAATGGCAAGTCTAAGTAAAGTAGCCTCTAAGGTAGTAGGTCCACTATCTCCAAAGGAGTTTAGTGACGCTTCCGCTTTGCAAACAACAATCAATACTGCTATTCAAGCAGTAACGGGTGCAAGTGCGACTAACGCTATCTTAGGTACTGAATGTATCACAGTTCTCGGTAACACATTTATTGTAGTCTTATACCAACTCTCCTGAGGTGAGTGGTGTGGGATTCGATGTTAGAAGTATTGACTTATCAGACATAATGCGAGCCTCTAAGCAGGGCACTAAGTCTGACTTGAGTTACAATAGTAGTGCAGTTACCAATTCTGATAAACCATTAGCCGGTGTAACACAACAACAACGCCAACGCAATCGTGATATAGGGGATGTACTAAACATCGGTGCAGGTACAAGATGCACACACTGTGGTTTCTTACATTTCTTATGGAGAGAAACCTGTGGTGCGTGTGACAAACCTATGGAATACAACTTAGGACACAGAGATGAAAAGAAAAGGATGTGAAGTCTATGAATAAAATACTGATTAAAGCAATGCGTCCACATAGACAGAAGATTTTAACTGAGCAGGGTGAAGAAAAGCGATTGCAACAGTGGGCTAATCAAAAAGCAGCCGAGCATTTGAGAGGGGCTGGTGGTGATGCTTCAGGAGAGCAGTTTGAGCAAGCAAGAGATGCACTTATGCGAGAAGCAGTAATGAATCCTGAAAAATACGGATTAAAGTTCATGGGTGAAAAAGTACCGTTTGAAGGTCAAGAATTGATGTCAAATTTATCTACACCTGATGTAGAAGGTGAAATGTCATCAATTGATGATGAGTTTAGAAACCCGGATGGAAGTTTCCGTTTTGAAACTGAACCACCTATTGTAACAAGTCCGGGTAATACATTTAATACACCGCCTAAAACTCCTGATGTATTCGATGAGCAAGGGAATCTTCGTCAGGGTCTAAAACCTCAAGAAGAAGATGAGGCTGAAGAAGAGGCACCTAAAAGGCAACATATGCCAATGGACCCCGACCATCCTGATTATTTCAAAAGTTCAAGAAGAGTAGCATTTACAGATGCTTGGAGTTTGTTGAAGTCACAGTGAGGGGGAATAAAGTGTGCCAATGGTATTCAGCCCCGGTGAGCCTGAAACAAGGCCACTTTACCCTGATGAAGTAGCGTACACTACAGCCCAAAAAGTAGCAGACCTTCTTGAGATTAGCGCACAAGACGCTATACTAATGAGTGCTGACGCTGATACGGACGCAGTGTATATCACAGGCAACGAGTATCGTCAAGTAGGCTTTAGCGAAGGCGACAAAATTCGTGTGTACAGCGATGCTGACCCACTCGGTGAAGAAGAGTTGACTATCACTGCTATCGGTAAAGGTACAAGTAGCAAGGCCGGAAATGTCAAAATCACCTTTAGCGGGGCAACACTAACGGCATCGGACTATCAAGTGGCTGACAACGGGTATGTACAAAACAAAGCATCGTTTACCAATGGTAGAGTTCGTGGATTAACAAAAGCCAAGGTAGACCATGTAATTCTAAAAATGCAAGACCGCATAGACAACATGACACGCAATGCTTGGCGACCTTATCTTGTAAGTGCTGAATACATTAACTTCGATACATACAAACCATACAGAAGACGATACTATACTGATTATGTAGGAACTGCGCCTCTTTTATTCCGTAATGTGCAACAGATGCTTCGCATTGAACTATGGCAGGGTGACGATTATCGTGAGATATGTGGTGCTGAAGTCAGAGTCAAGTTTAATGATGTATCTAACTTAGGCTCTTCAGCAATATATTTGTCACCCGGTAACGGCACAGTTGCTACATTAGCACAAGGTACAGGAACTAATCAATGGAGAGATGATTTTGATGCAACAACTGTCGCTCAAAACCTTGCAGACCTAATCAACAAAGAGGACAGAGTAGGAAAAACAGCAGCCGAGTTTGCACCTGCATTTACATTAGAAGGCTCAACTTCTAATGTAGGAGTGAATCATGAGTTTTTAGCATCAGCAAACGCAGACTATGGCACAGGTGTTGTAAAACTGACATCTATGAGAGCAGTAAAAGCCGGTGAAGTATGTAGTATTGTAACCACATCTTCTGATATTTCTATAGACCAAGGACAAAATAATAGCACCACATTCACAAGTCTTGATTCTACAACCATCAATGTAGCATCTACAACAGGGTTTGTAAATGCTGGTGTGGCTATAGATACAAGCGGTGATGTTTTCCGTTACACAGGTAAAACTGCTACATCGTTTACGGGGTGTGTTGCAGTAACAGGTAGTTTAGGTGATATTACAGGAACTATAACTCAAACTACTTTCTTAGTAGATTTACAGGGTGGTTCTGCAAGTGGTGACAATGCAAGACTTCGTGATTGGTGGCTTGACCATGAAATGGGTATTGTTTACTTTAACAACTCATATCCGTTCTTTGAGTGGAATGCAATCAAGGTAGCATACATTTACGGTGAAAGATATATTGAGAAAGCAATTGAAGATATATGCACTAAGATGGTTGCAATCGAATTACTAATGTCAGATGATAGAAGTGTACTAATCCCTGAAGGTACACAGAATATTGACCTTGCAAGCAAGGTGCAATTATATCAGGCTGAAATAGATAGAACACTGCCAAAGTATGTTGAATTGGTGGTGTTTGAATAATGGATAAGCGTGACTTCAAAAAGCAGGGTGAGGAAGTACACATTAGAATCCAAGAAGAATTATTCAAAAAAGATAAAGATATGCAACAGCAATTTTATCAACAATTTACTACTATACCAGCAGAATATCGTGAGCGAATGATGGTTATTGAAGCAATGAATTTAGGATTCAAAATACAAGATGGTTACCCTATAAGCGTGGCTACAGGTGAACCTGCTACAGAATCTCAAATGAATACAATTAACAAAGCAACTGATAGGGCCATGCTAAGGTCTAATCCTCACCTTGATAAATACAATATGAAATATCAGAATGGATTATTTGTTCCAATTGATTTTAAGAAATTAATTGAAAAGGAGGGTTAAACATGGTAGCAACATGGACTGAAGGGCTTGATGCTATTATCTCTTTATTCAAAACTGATTGGAATAGAGGTAACACAAGTAATTACCGTCCTGTAGTAATAGATATTGCAGACATTACCGCAGAACACGGTAAGCGTCTTGACTTGCAAAAACACGATTATGTTCTGTGTTATGAAACAGCACATAACGAAGAAGCACCCGAACTCTTCTACGATTTTGTTACGACACGCATAAATATCACAGTAGATGTCCGTACTACTAAGGGGCGAAAGCATTTACAGGCTCTTGAGAATGAAGTACGGAGGTTGATACATACGAAGCGAAAAGGCGACGGCACAAATTTTGACCGATTAGTTTTCAAAACTCGGACAGATTTAAGTGACCGAAGCAAAATTTTGTTTCGTATGACCTTCCAAGTAGAAGTAGTAATACTTGCGGAATTAATACCATAGGTGAAAAAACATGCCATCGACAGTTTACAAGGGCGACTTAGCAGAAGTGTCATTTGCTTCTGAAACAGGAATAACAATTAATGCAAGTACAGATGCTAACATTACTACAGTAACCGATGCAAATGCAGATTTTACAAAAATTACTTTTACATCAGTTAGTCCACATGCATTATTTTCAAGTAACAAATTACGATACCCAACAAATATGTTAGTAGGTTCTCAAATTAAGTTTACTGATTCAGGAGGCCAACTTAGTAAATCTGCCGATACTGCTGGTGTATTTACTATTGTTAGTAATGATAATACCGATATACGAATAACTCCGGCTATGAAATCATCCAACTTATCAGGAAATTCAAACGCTGGATTAACTCTTCACATTCTACCTTACAAAACGCCACCAATTGATGTTTCTATGACCCATGCTGACAATAGTGAGTCAGTATTGACAGACCAATTTTTAGGAATTGCTAATGCAATTACTCTTCCTGAAACTAAAGTAGATTTGAAGCGTTACCATGTTGTGGGACTTGGCCGTGATACATCTGTACAAGTGCCGGGTAAGTTTACTACCGAAGGTGGCTCTTTTGAAGTCGCTATGCACACTGCTCGTTGGTTGAAATATTGTCTTGGTGGTGAAGTAGTAGCGGATGGTGATAGTTCAAGTATTGCATCTACATTAGCAAGCGGTTCTGATGCTATTGCTGGTGCTAGTGATATTAACCTTACAGATGCCGCAGCCTTTTTGCCCGGTATGTTTGTCGAAATAGATGCAAAAGCAACTGATGATGATGTAGCAATAGTGACTACACACGAACCTGCCGATACTATTTGGGATGGAACATTCAATGATTTAGCATTTGACAAAGCATCTCCTTCCGAAATTAGAAGAATAGTAGCAAAACAAGGTAACAAAGTTTACTTA